ACTGCGTACTCATCAATAAAAGTAGTATCTACTTGCTCTAGCCATTCAATATTGCCATCTGATTTATGTAATTGTAAACCCCTAGCAAACCTAAAACCACCCTCTGGTCCAGATACATCTAAAAAACTATTGTTCGCTATAAGCGCTGATGTTGCATATCTTCTTTGCGCATCTGTATCTACTAATCTGTCAATCTGATTTTCTATATTAGTTATGAAGACATTTACCACAGCATTAGATAAAACATCAGATGTTACCTCTGTGTAGTTTCTTACATTGTCTAAAAGTTCAGAATAATTCATGATATCACCACAGTCACTGTACCAATACTTGTGCTAATAAGCAACTCTGTGCTTTGTGTGGAGGGTATCATTCCATCAGATGTAAAACTTGAGTCACCTGGTGCACCAGCAAAAACAGTTACTGGTTCTTGTCTTGCTGGTCTTGGGTCTTTTAATGCGATCGCATCTGCTGCATGATAAGCTGGGTCTAGTTGTGGATGTTTTGGTTCAAAACAACTAGGACAGGTAAACAGTCCATTCCATTCTTGTCTAAGTTGTAAGTATTTGTATTGTTGGCCACATCTATCACATAAAGCTATAGCACGATTACCATTTGCAAAGGTCATATATTACCCCACGTAAAAACTTCTAGGCACAATATTTACAGAGGTTGATTGACTATCTTCTGTCAGTGCCCTTTGTAATTCTGCCTCATATCTTCTTTCTAATTCTTGTGATTTTTCTGGTGCAACTTCTTGTCCTAAATAATATGCAAGTCCTGCAACAGTGCATGGTAGAAATCTAAAAGGTGCATCTGGATTATTTGTGTATTCTCCTACATCTTCTATTCTGCCCACGTAAAAATAATTAATTTGTGTGTCCGTAGTGTCTGGTGTTTGATATAAATTTATAGCTACATTAGATAAATTTCTTTGTATAAAATATTGACTTGGTTGCCCTTGCGAAAATTTGTTTGGCACATTCTCATATTCTGATCTAGATATTTTAGTCATACTTGTATCTGTTGTTGTGCTACCATCAATTTTTCTAAAAACTAATTCTAGTACATCTGATGCATCAGAAGGTGCAGTATAAGTTGTTGTTCCTGCAACTAAATTCTGTGTATGGTTTTTTACTTTCCATAAATGAATACCCCGATTACCCCACTCAGAGAACAATAGATTTAAATTATCTCTAGCTGCTCTTAGGTCATAACCCGTTCTCATAGACTTACCACAACGAGCATAAGCTCGTTCGATAATATTATCAAAACTAAGGTTAAAAGTGGTAGTATTCGAGGTAGCCATATTACATTTTTGGCTTCATGCCACCGCCACGCTTTTTAACTGCGCCACGCTTTTTAGGTTTTTTCTTTACGACATTCTTTTTCTTGCCGCCTTTTTTCATGACGTTTTTCTTTTTACCGCCACCCATCATGCCCATTCCAGGCATTTTTTTTGCTCCCATCATGATGCTACTCCTTTTTTAAATAGTTTTTCATATGTTTTTTGCCTTGTTGCAACGACCTCATCATAGTATTCCTGAGGCCACTTTTTATAATAACCTATCTTATGTAGTTTGCAACTTGCATCATATAGTTGTTTGAACTTTTGTATGAGCATCATTGAATAAGGGATAGGATTATCGTATGTAGTTTCGTCAGTAGGCTCTACAAGAAACTCTTGTTCTTCAACGGAAGCTGGGTTTTCTGGGTGAAATCCCATAAAATAAACATCTCGTTTATTATAAGTTTTATTATAAAAATCTATTTTTTCTTGGAACTGCTCTAAGTTATACTGATCATAATAGGGGTCACAAAATATAATTATGTCGTGTTTCTTTTTATTCCAATCTTTTAAAAGTAATGTTAAATGTTTTTCGTACTTAGACTTATCAGATCTTACCTCTATTCTAAGTTTACCATCTTTTCGCCATTTAGCTGCAAACGGACACGCTGGAAACCCAAGATGTTTGTTCATCGGTTCTAAGACTTGCTTAGACCAATCTATAACATCAAGCTTTATTTTTTCTGCGTGTTTTTTTCTTGACAATTGTTTTAACGTTTGTGGGTTTAGGGCCTACATTGCCTGCGGCTCTTTTTCTAGAAACTGCTGATTTGATTTGACCCTTTGACATAGCACGTGCTTTTGAAGCGGGGACACACTTAGGGTACTTTCGTTTTGCGTCTTTTTTTTGTTTTGTTCTACCACACTTAGCGAAGCTGCCATCTTTTCTCTTCGAGCTGATGTCTCTCCAATCCTGCTTGAACCACTTCGCTAATCCTTTGTGGCCAGACATTTTTTATACGATCTGAGAAATTGCGTAAACGGCAACGACTGCAACAACAACGGCAATTATTTTGCCTTTCTTATTAAGTGCATTCCATTTACTTTTTATTGAATCTAACATGATTACCTCCTAAGCTGCTCTTGTAAGTAGTTTAGTCTTTTTTCTTCTATTGTTAGCGACCATACCACAACCTGCAGCGACCATTCTAAGTCCTTTAGTACCGCCTCTTGCTTTACGATCAGCAGAAACCTGCTTTCGTTGTTGAGAAATAGATAAACCTCCTATGGCTCTTTTAGGTCCTTTAAAATCTTTACGCTTTACGCCGCTAGGATCTTTAATTTTACCAGCACAAATCTTTGAAGCGTAGGCATTAGCATATGCGCTTGGGTAAACTTTAAATTTACGCTTAGCTGCAGCTTTACCTCTTGGACATAATTTAGTCATTTTTTTCTAGTTCTCCTTATACTAATCTTACCTTTTTTAAATATATTAGCAACTTCTGTCTTACCCATGACTTTAGCTCGTTGCTCTCCTACAGTTAGAATTTGGATTTTCCTAGCAAATGGTTTTTTAATTTTTTTAACCTTAGCAACCGTTTTTCTCGCATCCGTGGGCGTAGCAAATTTAATACGGACAGTATCTTTAGGATTTTCATCTGTATATAACCTCCTACCGGAACGCTTAGGCTTTTTTCCGGTTCCTTTTCTTGGGTCTGCCATTAATTATTCCTTGTAATTTTTTAGCTTGTTTTGCATGAACCTTTGAGCCTTTATTTAAGCCTTTAATAACCTTTTTTATTGTTTTTTTCATACCAGGTTTAGATACCTGTTGTCTCATTTGTGACCTACTGATCGCCACTAAGATAGGATTCCATCCAAATAATTTTTTCTTTAATTACAGCTATATCTTGTTGCATTTGTTCAACACTATCTGCCTTTTTTTCTACTGCATTTAAACGTTCTGACCACATGCCCCACGTCATGCCTATCGTTGCAATAAGCACAACATACGGCAATATTGTTTTTATTTCGATTTTAAACGACATACACAATCCTCATCTGTTTTACAATCGCACATAGCTACCTCCTATTTCGACTTAGCGGACATACCACTCAGTGGATTATTTAAAGCCTTATTTATCTTTAAGTCAAGACTTTCTTCAAGAAGTTTCATCTCATCTAAAAGTTCTCTATTATCTTCTTTTTGTCTATCTTCAACATCATTAACAATTTCTGTAATATGTCTAATATCACCATCCATTTGTCTCAAATCTGCTTTTAAATCATCTTTTAATTCTTTTGCAGTTGAAGCTACTAAACTAACTTCTTCTAAAATCATAGACATTTCAGTTTTTATCATGTCTAACTCCTGTTCAATTAGCTCCAATCTTTTATCCATTTCTGCTTTAGACAACTCTATTTTTTTATCAAAACCACTTAAATCAGGTGCAACAAACTCATTAATCTTTTCTTCCATATCAAGATATCTTTTATAAACTTCAAAGCCACCATATAAAGCACCTACTGCTGTAGATAATGCAATAAGAACTCCAAAAATCTTACCTCCTTTAAAGGAGATACCACCTACATTTACTTCTGCCATTGTGAGTTTACCATGTCATTCATTGTTTGATCTTGT